GAGAGGATTGAGACGTTTGTTCTCCTCCTTGAGTTGGTTGATTTGTACTAGGAGTGTTTCCTCCTTGGCTTGTACTTGTTCCTCCTGTTGATGTATTATTTCCTCCAGTTCCTGTATTAGGGGTAGTACCTCCTTCATTTTGGTTGTTTGTTTGAGTACTTCCAGTACTTCCTCCGTTTTTGTTATCTGATTTTCCATTTGAATTTGATTGGTTATTATCCACTGCATTACCTGTACCCATGTTTGAGATACCTCCTGCTGTGGCTGACATTGAACTTCCTATTGAGCTACTTAAACTAGCCATAGATTGTGCTAGTGATGATATTGCTACAACATTTGTTACTATACCGACTGTATTTGCTACTACAGTTGATGTTACATTATTTGTTACAACTGTTGTTACTGATTGGCAAGGTGATGATGAGTTTTGTTGTGATACTTGAGCTATCCAAGCATCAAAGATTCCTGATGAGAAGTCTGTGGGGGAAAATGTACTGTAGTTGTCAAAGTAGTTTACTACTACTCCACTACCAGCAGGAACGAATACGCTCCTTACAGATAGAGTACATGGATCTGTAAAACTGTAGTTGTACCCTGACTGTGCTAACGATGTCAGAGTTAATAATAAAGTAAATAAAGAAATCCATTTTTTCATTAGTTCGGAAATATCCCCTTTTTAATCAATTTTGATACTACTCTTGAAGAGGCAGTTTCTAATGACTTTTTGGTAGATACTCCGATTGTGGATTGGTTAAATTTAATATCATCGAGTCCGTCTAATAGGCTTGCTTTCTTCACTGTAACTGCTTCACCGGATCCTGATCCAGTAATAATTTCACCAGTTTGTGCATCCACAAATCTTATTTGTAACCCTAATATTGTTTTTTGTCTTATTTCAGCTCCTGAGGTTGTAACTTCTTCATCCTCTCCAATACTGAAATCATATACTTCTATGTAAACAAAATATTTTGCAAGTATAACATTTCCTTTTACAACTATTTTATTTTCTGATATACCTTTAGAAGAAGCTATATGCTGGGCTATCATCTTTTGTTTTATCTCTTCTCTGTCTTCTGTAAATTTGAATCTATCAGTTGACTCTAAATATTCCAATACTATATTTGCAACTCCTAAACCAACTCTTTTGTCTTTTAGTTCAGGGTATATTTCATATAGTTCCTCATTAATACCAATCTTAAGGATCTGAATAGGAATGACTATGTCTCCTGTATATTCAGATACTACAGCTAATGATTGCTTCTTTTCAAAATCAGCTTGGTAGACCTCAGTTTTAACAGACCCTACTTTTTGAGCAGAGCCTATTATACTTGCTAATAAAAATAGTATGAATATTAATTTTCTTACCATTAGAACCAGTTTCTTGGATTAGCTTTGCTTTTTTCTATTGCTTTACCTGCATTATTAAGTGCATCTTGAGCTTCTCTTGCTTTTCTATCAAGTACGTCTTGAGCTTCTCTTGCTTGTCTCTCTACTTCTCTTTGAGCTGCTGCGGCTTGTTCTGCTAATACTCTAGCTGCTTCATCTGCTACACGTTTTGTTTCTGCTGCTTGTTCTTCTGCAAGTCTTTGAGCGGCTGCTGCTTCTTGAGATGCTAATAAATCTGCTGCTGCTTGTTTTGCTGCTTCAACTTCAGATGATACGTCTATTGTTACTGATGCATCTACATCAACTCCAGCTAATAATGCTAATTCACCTGCTACCCCTAATGTAACAGCTCCGTCATCATAAGTAGCTCCACCACCAACTTCAGCTCCTGCTTGTACCCCTACAGATACTCCGGCATTAGCTTCAGCTGATACATCACCTGATTGTGCGGTTACTCCTGCTTCTACTCCTACTGATGTTCCAACTGATGCTCCTGCATTAGCTTCGGCACCATGTTCTCCTATTGAAGCGTTTGCTTCTACTCCTGCATGTGCTTCTGCATATGCTCCGGCATGTACTCCTGCTGTCCCGTAATCAGTTTCTACTTCTGTTGAAGCTCCAACTTCTACTCTTACTTCAGCTGTTACTCCAGCTGATGCTGAAGCGTCATGTCCATCCCATCCTGCTTGTGCTTCTGCTTCTACTGATGCTTCTGCTGTGGCATGTGCTTCTGAATTAATGTTTACTCCTTCAACAACTTCTGTTGTATTTTCTACATTGGCATGAGCTTCTGCTGATACTCCTGCATTTGCTGATACTGATGTATCTGTTACTTCTGTTGTTGCATGTGCTTCTGCTGATGCACCTGCTTGTTCGTTACCTGCTGCAACCCCAATAGTTTCTTCTGCCATTTTTATTTATTTTTTTGTATTAGTAAATCTTCTATATACTTTTCTCTTTGATCTGTTAAATCTTTTACTCTTTCTAATAAAATTGCTTTATCTTCTTTAGTGGTCTGTTCAATATAGGCTTTTTGTTGCTCGTATAGTTTTTGCCAATAAGCAACTCTTTCTTCCATCATCACACCTTGGTACCAGATTACTCCTACCATAAGTATTATTGTAAATGATTGTTCTTTTAACTTAGAAAAAAATGTATCTGTAAACCCTTTTGTTTCTTCCATCTATTACCAAGATTCTTTTTGAGCTGGTGCTGCTTGTACCGGAGTTGTTTGTTGAACTGGTGCAGGTGCTGCTTTAGCTGAATTAGAATTGTTTGATTGTTGTTTTTGTTGGTTGGTGTTATTGTTTGATAAGTTGATGATAACTGGTGCTGCAGCTGCTGGTGCTGCTACTTCAGTTTTTACTTCTTCTTTATCTGTAGCTTCTCCTCCAAATAAATGAGTTGTTAACCAAACTCCTCCTGCTGTTACAATAGTTGTTAAAGTTCCTAAGATTGTTTTTTTCAATCCTGATAATCCACCTTCGTTTGTTTCTTCTGACATGATTTATTTTTTAATTATTTTAAATGTTTTAGTAAAGTTCTTACTGGTTATATTTAATAAATAGGTGCCACTTGAATAAGAACTAAGGTCTTCTTCTGTTATATTAGCTCCTTTTATATAATGTTCAACTCTTCTTCTTAATTCTGTACCTGACATGTTTACTACCGATACTCTATAGTAATCACTTGTTGGTAGTATTAGGTCTACTGTCACCAGTCCATCTGTGGGATTTGGGTGTACTAAACCGTTTATTTTTGTTTCATCTATAGGTATTGCAGTTCTATTATAATTGATATACCCATTGGTATTTGTTACTGCTATATCCCATCCCTGTACATCTCCTGCTGTTTTTCTTCCAACCGTGATTGGAGTTATAATCCAGTTTGGATTTAGTACTATAAACTTAAGTATAAATAATTCTGAAGGTGTAGTTATAGAATGTCCTCCGTGGGATTTATCATAACCACCCCATCTTACTTTTCCATTACCTGCATCCATTGTATATGATACCCAGGTTTGTGCTTGTTCTGATAGTACTATCTCTGAGAATTGTAATATACTTTGATCGTAGTTTAAAGCAAATTCTAAACTACCTACTATGTTTCCATTTGTTAAAACAGTTACAGGTAGTTCAATAGTCTGAGTAGGTAACACAGTAATCCCAGGCACTTGAAATTGTACCTGGGAGTATAGTGAGTTTATGGATATAAATAATATTACTATCCAACGTATCATATTAGTTACGTCCTGTTCCGTTTACATCTCCTAGTACCAGTAAATAGTAATTAGCAGCAACTGTGTTATTGATGTTAGCTGATAGGAACGTTACTTGACCTGGTATTGTAACTTCTAAACTTGTAGCAGATGCTGCTATTGAAGTATATTGAGCTTCTGTAAAGAATAGTACATCTGGATTGTTTGGGTAGGTTGAATTACCTTGAGCTAATCTAGAGAATACTGTATATGAATCCGAGATTGTTATATTGTTTGCTTGGTTAGGGTTAGCTGTATAGAATTGAGTACCTGTTGGTGTTTGAATTCCTGTAGCCATTTGAGCAATCATATTAGAATCTGCTGTAGATAAAGCAGCTGGTGCTGTTAAGCCTGGTGCTACTTTTACTCTAATCTGCCAGTATGTCTGATCTAGGTTTGTTGTAAATGCTGCTACTCCTGTTGCTAGAGTTGGCACAGTCATTACATCAGTCCAAACTGTTCCGTTTGAAGATTTCTGTAAGATAACTGGTACGTCTGTTGCAGGGTTAGTTGGATTGTTTAAGAATGTAGCTGCATAGTTAAATACTGGTTCTGTAAATGCTCCACCATAGTTTTGTAATCCTAATACTGTATCAGTTCCATTGGCTAAAGTTCCATAAGATGGATAAGCTGTTGCTCCTGTAAAAGCCATTGATGCTACTGCACCATTTGTATAAGATGCTTTGAAAGGAAGAGCTACATTAAACATTTGCCCATCAGTCAAGTCGAATGAAGCATTTGCTCCTGTATAAACCCATGTAACTGTTACGCTACCTTCTGTTGTGTTTACTAGAGTTTGGAAATAGTTGTTTATTTCTGATCCTACGTAAGTTACGGTAGGTGAATCAAATACGGTCTTGTCGTACCATAATCTAAACTGTACTGCTTTAATGGCAGTAGATCCTGCATTATCGTAGTAGATTGCAACGTCTGTTGGTGTTGCTGCCCCAACTGGTTGTAGGTTGTAGGCCTGATCAAAAATTAAGTAAGGTTTAGTAGCATCTGGTGCAATGGTTTGTGAATACCCAGCAAGTGTTACTAAAACTAAACTTAACATTAAAAGTAATTTCTTCATTTCTTTTTTTTTAAGTTATTTTTTTAATAAAACCTGGTGCTCTTGCATTTTGTCTATAATAAATATTGTAAGTTTTTAGTTAGTATACCCCACTCTTGTAATATAGAATGAAGATACTCCTCCTGAGGTTGGTGTATTGATTGTTACAGACTGTACACCAGGATACGCTATCTTTTGATTTATTGTACTGCTACTAAATGTACTCCATTGTGTTGTAGTGAATATTCTACTATCCGGAGGTGAGGCAGGGAATGATGTAAATAATCCATTCTTTTTAGCATATATTGAGTAGGTGTCTGATATAGTTACTTTTCCATCACTATTAACATCAAATCTATAGAAATCTTTACTTCTCATTAGAAGAGGATTTGTTACTAAGGTATTAGAGGTTTGAGCATCTAGGTTAACTAAAGATGGTAAGGTAGGTGGAGTAAAAGTAATGTAGTATTCTATAGAAGGATTTGTTGATGTAGAGAAAGAATATCTACCCGAAGCATCTGTTGTTGAAGATGTTAATAAAGTCCAAGCTGTATAGTCTACTATATATTCAAATTCTAATACATAAGGAAGTGATGTATTTGGTAAATCATTCCACTTCCCTCCTCCTACAAATTGTATGTAGTCTTCATTATTGGAATTATTAGGTTCACCTCCATTCCAGTTAGCCCAAGAAAAGGTTTCCCCAGTTACCCATCTCCACTGTCCTTCTACTACTTCATCTGTTAATCCAATCCATCCATTAGGCCATAGGTTGAATATAAAAGTATTTTCAGTTGTTGTTGTTACAGTTACTAAATGTCCTCCCATATTTAAACAAGCCTGTTTTGCAGCAGTCCAAGTCATAGAACCTGTTGACCTATAGTAGGAATGACCGTTGTAGTTATTCTGAGATGTAAATCCTGTTAATGTTGGTGTTGTTCTGCTATATAAGTAAACTGGTACTCCTGCTATACCGACTGCATTTGAACCGTAGATGTAACCTGAATGAGTAAATGTTTGTGCATTAGATGTCAAAATACCCCCTATGATTAATAGAGGGTATATAACTTGTTTTATGTATTTTAAAATTATATTCATACGAGTATAAATATTATCTTACCTGGTAGTCCGCGAACGTCGGTTTGGTAGGTGGCTCATTCTTAAAGAAAAATGTAACCTTTTTACTTCTTGTTTTAATAATTTTATAGAAAGCGGAAGGAATAGCCGCACCCGCAGGTACTCTCTTGGGGTTTTTGTCAAAGACCATTCGTATTTCGACATTTACCGGGCCTTCGGTATAAGCTAGTAACCTTTCATAATCTTCTAATAACCTCCAATGAACTCTATTTAATTTATCGTTTTGAAGTGTACAATTTAAATATGAGAATGTTTTAAATAACATCTCTCTAGTACAATTAAAATCGGCTGCTGGTGCACAATGTCCTTTATCGTAAACATTGAATGCATAATCTTTTGCATCTGAGGTATGGATCTTTTTGTCTGTATAAAAGTCCATTCCTTTTCTAGATGCTCCTGCTCCGGTACAAGCCACTGTATACTTTACCCAAAGTGGTTGTTCTAGTTTTTCAGAATACATTACTTCGTAAATGTCAGTTTTTACATAAATGCTGTCTCTTAATTGACCAAATCCAACTAGAGGTAATAATAGTAATAATAATAATTTTTTCATTTTATTTTTTTAATTTTTTTAATTCCCAAGGGTGGAAAATTATTTCAAAATCATCAGTAAATTGAGCCATTCTTTGAAAGCTATATCCAAATATTCTTAATATGGGATTTACAAACTGTGCTAATCTATATTTTATCATTTGTTGCAAAAGTTTTTAAAGCGTTGTACATTATATTTAATATCTTCTATTCTGTCTTCTAAGTCAACTTCCATAAACTCTTCTATTTTGTTTGATGGTTTAGTTAACATACCTACATCAGCATATCTTTGACCTAAAGCCCCACATATAATTGGGTTTGAAGTATCAACTGAATTAACTAATGTTGGTAAATTATCTCTATAATAAGTAAATTCTTGTGGAGTTGAAGCTCCTAACAAGTGAATGTAGTGATGATCTTTAATTACACCTTGTGTTCTTAAATATTCGATTAACATTACTCTACCTACTGATTGATTAGCTATCTCAATAGGAGATTCACATAATGTTTGGTAAACAATTGAAGAATGATTAATTGCAAAATGAGTATAACCTAAATCAACACATTGTTGATATAATTGGTGAATTTCACTTGTAGTTTTACCTTGAAGCACAACCATTAATTTAGTTTTAAATGGGAGTTTGTATTGAGTCCAATGTTTAGCATTTCTAGCTGTAGCATCTCTATCGTTCCATTCATCAGGTACAATAAAAATATTTGGTTCAATTAGATCTATTTTTTCTAATAAATCTTTTGTAGTATGAGTTACTCCTTCAAATAGACCATTATCCATTATGATAAAACGACCTCTTTCACTAGAATCTAGGAAAAATTGTCTATAATCAGCATGTTTGTCTAATAAGTGTGGTAAGCAATACTCGTAATCATTAAATTCTGCACTATAAGAAAATAGTGATAGGGGTAATTCATGAGAAATCTTCATAACGATGTTGTAAGTGTTTTAGTGATTTTGGTAAATAAAATTGATTAAATGGATATTTTTGTTCAAGATAAATATACAATTCCTCTAAGGTACCTCCAAATTCTTCTATATGAGAGGTAATTTCGTCTTTTGTTATTCTAAAAGTGTTAGCTAATTCCTTAGTTACTTGTTGAAGTTTATCTTTTTCGTCTTTATTATAGTCTTCTAATAAACGTTTACGTCTTGTACGAAGTAAAGATGATTCTTCTACAAATCTCCCCATATCCTCAGAACCAATACTCACGTATAATTTATTCATTTCGTGTTCGCACCACATAGCTTGGTAACCAAAGTGAGAATAGTCATAATCACCGTTTTTAATCCTGGTTAATAGGGGTGTTTGTATAGGTAATGGTTTGTTAGGGTTGTCATACATTCTCCACCAGAAGAATCGATTATAAGTTAATTTTCTTAATTTATTAAATTTCTTTTGAAGCTGTGCTTCGGTCAAGGGTGGATTGTATATCATAACTTTTATTTTAATACCGAAATGTACGAAGGCTCCCTACGGGAGCCTAACTTACTTTACGAATAGGAAGAGAGAAGTTGCCATTCCTACAAATGTTCCTACTTTATATAGGAAGGTCTTAGTTCTAGATGCTTTTAATTCTTTTTGCAAATCGTCAGTCATATGTTCATACTGTCCAATTTGTAATTCTTGTTGATGAATGATGTATTTGTTATTCTCATCCTTATCATTTAGAAGCTTGATGATAGTATCTTTTTGTACTTCTCTTTCTTCTAACTTGATAACTTTTTCTTGAGTAAATTTTAACTCTTGTTTGCAACCATCATACCTAATAAGGTCTTGTGCAACTTGTCGAGCAATTTTAGTTGGGAGTAAGACTTTTGTTGTATCTGCTTGCGAAAAACTGCTCAAGCTCAACATTAGAAAACTTACCAGCATTATTAGCTTTTTCATTTGTTTGATTTTTTACGATTGTTATTGTATTGTCTATGTGATGTATTTCTTTTGTAATAGAAATTACATTTTCTTTTACTGAATCGATTTTAGTATCGATTTGTTTATTAACTACTTTAGCTGAATCTACTTTGGTTTGTAGCAATTCTATTTCAGCTTTGTATCCTTTTACATCTGTTCTGATGCTATTTGTATTGAAAATACTATAACCAATTAGTATAATTACTATAACTAACAATAAGTTTTGTTTATTTTGTAACATCTCTATCTCCTTTATGTTTATCTAATCTATCTAGTATTTGAGTTACTAGTTCATTTTTAACTATACCTACCATTGAAGCATTCTTCAAGATAGAAATTAACTGGAACACCAAGAAAGGTGCCATAATGGTTTCACTTAACC